GAACCAACAAGCGGATGGGTACATTGTTGTTATTCTACAGATCACAATAGACATGAATCTTTGAGAGCATATAGAGAAGACGGTAAGGTTAACTATAAACCATGGCTCGAATAATTATCAAAGACAATTTTATTGATCCGCTTTTTTTAAATATTTTACATTATACAATACTTAAAAAGCCCATGACATATAGTTCAAAATCTGATGAAGATAGTAAATTAAAATTTTTTCATTCTCCTATTGAATTGAATTCATTTTACGCTGAATACTTATGTCGAAAATTTATGACATTAATAGATAAAAAAATTGGATTTATAAGAGCTTACGCAAACATACAATTTACAAATATGGATGGCTCCTGGCATAATGATGATGGTGAAAATACTTTTCTATTAATGTTATCTGAAACACTTAAAACAGGAGACGGATGTTTTGAGATTAAAAATCACACATCCGTGGACTTTGTTCAAAATAGATGTATAATGTTTGATGCTAAAGAACAACATAGAGGTTTATCTTCAAAATTTTCTAATAAACCTAGAATTACTTTAGCTTTTAAAAGTAAGGAAATATAATGGCAATTACTAGAGGTTCAATTCCAGCTCAAATAGATGGCAAATTAAGAGGTGCTCGTGATGAGAAAAAGAAAAAAAGAAGAGTTATCGAAGCCATCAAACGTAAATCCAATCGCAAAAAGTCTAAGGTCTAGCGCATTTAAGCCGAAAGTGGTACAATCGAAGAAGTTGTACAACCGTAAAAAGGAGAGAAATGACACTCTTAATGCGGCCGCTAAAGACTATGGATGATAGAGAAAAAGTAAATAAAGGCAAAGTTATAAAGTATTCTCAAGAGAAATTTGAGGATGCTAAACAGATGTCTATGTTTAAATTTTTGAGAAAAGAAGTAGAAGTTAACGGAACGGGTACACATAAATATAGAATTAAAGAAGGCCCTAACAAAGGTAAAGTATTATGACAAAACTATGTCCTAGAGGTAAAGCAGCGGCGAAAAGAAAATTTAAGGTATATCCCTCAGCATATGCTAACGCATACGCTAGTAAAATTTGCGCTGGAAAAATAAAAGATCCATCAGGAACTAAGAGAAAAGATTGGGGTCCTAAAAAAGCAAAAAACGGAATTTTGGCAGAGGTTAAAAACAAGATTGGCCCTGTTCAAGTTTCTCCAAGTGTGACTAAACAATCTAGTGTTGAAGGTAAAATTAAATCAGATGTGACTTCAGGAGGCTTAGGTATTGGTACTAAGTACGGAAATTTAAATCTAAGAAAAACAGATACAACAGAATCTATGAGAGGTTTTAAAGATTACAAAACAAAAGACAAAAGTATATCTTATGATAAAAGATTTAAAACAGGTAAAAATTCATACCTAGATCTTACTTTAAATAAAGGTAAATCAAAATCTAGTTCGGGATATAAAACAAAAACTAAAGGAGCCACTGTAACTTTTACAAAAACTTTTAGCTCTGGAGGATATAATGGTTCTTATATTAAAGGTGAAATTAATGGTAAAAAAATTTCAAACAAATCTTTAGTAAATTATTACGGGAAGATGATAGATGTCTAAACGAGGTTCATGTTGGGTAGGATACGAACAAAAGGGGATGAAGAAAAAAGGTAATAAGATGGTTCCCAATTGTGTACCTGCTGGTATGAAATCAGGTGGGCTAAAAGAATGGTTTAAAGAAAAATGGGTGGATATATCTGCACCTAAAAAAGGAGGAGGATATAAATCATGTGGAAGAAAATCTGCAAGTGGATCAAAAAGAAAATACCCCAAATGCGTGCCTGCTGCAAAAGCAGCCCGAATGACAGACTCGCAAAAGCGTTCTGCTGTTGTAAGAAAGAGAAGTAAAGCACAAGGGGTTGGTGGAAAGCCGACCAATGTAAAGACCTTTGCTAAGGCAAGCACGGGTGGTATGATGGATTATTATAAGGGGATTATTTAATGGCAAGTTCAGGGACAACAACATTTGATTTAAATATTGATGAAGTCATTGATGAAGCATATGAGAGATGTGGTTTATCAACTCAATCAGGTTATGATTTAAAAAGAGCAAGACGTAATTTAAACTTACTTTTTTCTGAGTGGGGAAACAGAGGTGTTCATCTTTGGAAAGTAGCCCTTAATGAAGTTGCTCTTGTAAACGGACAACCTAACTACACTACACCTGCTGCAGTCAGTGACGTTCTTGAAGCTTTTATCTCAACTACAAATGAAGCTGGAAATAATATTAATACACAAGATGTATCTTTAACTAAAATAGATAGATCTGCTTATGCAGCTCTTCCTAATAAATATGCTACAGGGCAACCTTCTCAATATTATGTAGATAGACAAATCACACCAATTATAAATTTATATCAAGCTCCTAATTTAAGTACTTACACAACTTTAAAATATTACTCGATAAACAGAATTGAAGACGCAGGAGCATATGGAAATACTCCTGATACACCATTTAGATTTTTACCTTGTATGGTATCAGGGTTAGCTTATTACATATCTTTCATGAAAGCAGCTGAAAAAACACAAATGTTAAAATTAGCTTATGAAGATGAAATGAAAAGAGCTTTAGATGAAGATGGTTCAAGAACATCTTTATACATTGCTCCACAAACTTATTTTGGAGATGGAGTATAATGGGAGTATTTGCAAAAGGTAAAAGATCATTAGCAATATCAGATAGATCTGGTATGGCATTTCCATATACTGAAATGGTTAGAGAATGGAATGGCTCACTAGTTCATACATCAGAGTTTGAGCCTAAGCATCCTCAGATTAGAAGAAAAAGAGTTGTAGCTGATGCTATTGCTTTACAAAATTCTAGAGCACAAGATTTTCAACAACCTGAAGTACCTTTTCAAAATGATGACACAATTGCTGGGTCAGGTGGCCAAGGGCAAGCAGTCGCTAACCTTACATTACCTGGTCAGTTTGCTTTTCAAGTATTTTACGCAATAGAACACGATGGTTCAGAAGGAAATACAATGCAACCAAGAGATCCTTCTTTACAAAACAGAAGAAGACAAGCTCAAACTACAGTTGGACAGGTAACAATAGGATTATAATGGCTATAACATATACAAATTTTTTAACACAAGTCAGAAACTACACAGAGGTAGATAGCAATGTTTTAACTGATGCTTTATTAGATCAATTTATCAGAAACACTGAATTAGAAATAGCTGGTGCCGTAGATTATGATGATCTTAGAAAATATTCCAATTCAACTACAACAGCTTCTAATAGATATGTCTCTATGCCAGCTGATTTATTGATTTTAAGATCTGTTCAAATTATCAGTTCAAATGTAAGAGCTTTTCTTGAAAAAAGAGACACTAGTTTTATTTCAGAATATGCTCCAAATGATACAGTGACAGGGCAACCTCAATTCTATGCTAATTGGGATGAAACAAATATATTATTAGCACCAACTCCTGATCAAGCATATACTATTCAAATTAACTACATTAAAGATCCACCACATTTTGATAGTTCTACAAACACATTCCTTTCTCAACACCAGGAGGCTTTATTATTGTATGGAGTTCTAAAAGAAGCTTTTGGCTACCTTAAAGGCCCTGCCGATCTTTACAATCAATACTCGCAAAGGTACAATGAAAGTATACAAGCTTTTGCCCTACAACAAATGGGTAGACGAAGAAGAGGAGAATACGACAGTGGAGTGCCTCGAATAAAAGTACCTTCACCGTCACCATAAAATTAATTAAGGAGAAAACATGGCAATAACAACTAACGCAATCTGTAATTCTTTCAAAAAAGAATTATTAGAAGCAACTCACAATTTTAGTAACCCAGGTGGTAATACATTTAAACTATCAATGTACACTAACTCGGCTACTTTAGGGAAATCGACAACATCTTTTACAACTGGCAACGAAGTATCATCACCAACTGGTGGATATTCTTCTGGTGGTAAAGCACTTGTAAACACAGGAACATCTTTAGCTTCTAACACAGCTATCACAGACTTTTCTGATTTATCATTCACAGGTGTTACAATTACTGCAAGAGGTGCATTAATTTATAATGACACTGCAACTGGAGATCCATCTGTAGCTGTATTAGATTTTGGCGGTGATAAAACTGCATCTGCAGGAACATTCACTATTCAGTTCCCAGCATTTACAACGAGTGCAGCAATATTGAGAATCGCTTAATTTTAAAGGAGGTGCCTGCTATGGCGAACATTACTAATTTGTTTTTCATAGCGGGTCTTCCGTTCGACCCAGGAGCTATTTATGGCTAATAATAACTGGGGTCAAGGTGATTGGGGAATAAATAATTGGGGCGATCAAGCTGATACAATTTTTTCTGTTACAGGTTTAAGTGCAACACTTTCACAAGGCGTTACTATTGAGCCTACGGCTGAAATTAACGAAGGTTGGGGTAGATTAACCTGGGGTGAAAATGCTTGGGGAATAGCAGGAGATATTTTTGCTTTAGGTCAATCAATGACTGCAAGCATTGGTTCTGTTACTGCTAATTTTGGTTCTTCGGTAATTCCAACTGGTCAATCTTTATCAGCTGTTCAAGGAACAGCCACTACAATAGAAATTGCAACTCAGTTTGAACTTACTGGACAAGCTGCAACTTTATCACTAGGCACTACTTCTGAAATTGCAGGAGATGCAAATGTTTCAGTCACAGGCATAAGCACAAATACCAATGTTGGTTCAACAACAATTGATCCAGACTTTTTAATTGGTGAAGGTTGGGGTAGAGGAACTTGGGGCAATAGAGTATGGGGTGGTGCTTACACTGTAATAGCACAAGGCCAATCTTTAACTACATCTCAAGGCACAGCGATAGGTAAAACTGATGTAGATGTATCAGTAACTGGTTTAGATTTATTAACAATTACTCAAGGATTAAGTTCTATACAAATTGATAATGATGTTTTTGTATTTGCATCAGAAGATCAATTAGATTTAAGTTTAGGAAATCAGTCATTAGAACAATCAACAAATGAAAGCGTTTCAGGACAAGCACTTTCAGGTTCATTAGGAACAGTGGTGCCTGAGCCAAAAATTCCTGTAGATGTAACAGGGGTATCTGCCTCATTAACCCTAGGTTCAATAACACTAATTCAAACAACTGTTGAATCAGTGACTGGTCAATCAGCAACTTTAACCGCAGGCCAAGTATCTCAAGAAACGGCTTATCCTGTAACTACTGCAGGGTTATTAAATACATCAGCTGGATCAGTAACTGTTATTGGTACAGCAAGTATACCTGTATCTGGTATAGGCTTGACGGCTAACATCGGTTCGGTTAATATTACGGCATGGAGTGAAATTGATCCTGGAGTAAATAATACATGGACCCCAGTTGATCGAGCTGCATAATTTTGTTAAAATAGGAGACATATGACATCAAGTTATTCAACAGATTTAAAACTAGAATTGATGGTAACTGGCGAAAACGCTGGTACATGGGGTGATAAAACTAATACAAATTTAAACTTAGTACAACAAGCTATTGCAGGTGTAGAATCAATTACGCTTACAGATGGCGGAACAAAAGCACTTGTCATGACAGACGCTACTATTTCTGATGCTAGAAACATGGTTTTAAAACTTGCAACAATTACATTAGGAAGTGCAAGTAATTTAACTATACCTGATGGAATTGAAAAATTTTATATCCTAGATGCAACAGCAGTAACTAATCCTACAAACTTAACTTTTAAAACTGCATCAGGAACAGGATTCACTTTAGACGCTGCAAAGATTTACGCAGCATACGCTGATGGTACAAATATTGTTGAAGTATCACTTGATACTTTAGGAGGCACAATAGGAACTGCTCAAGTTGCAGACAACNCAATTACTGCAGCTAAAATTTCAAACAATGCAGTAACAACAGATAAAATTTTACAATCAAATGTTACAACAGCTAAACTTGCACAAAACGCTGTAAC